GCCCAGCCTGCCGATCCGGGCATGCATGTTGCCCCGCAGTTCGAGAGCGGCGACCCCGCCCTCGAAGAAGTCCATGGCGGTCTGATCCAGGTTCGGACTGTCGTGGAGAACCCGATACAGCGGATGGTCCTTGGCCACGGTCCGGTCGCCCTTGGCGTCGGTGCGGTAAACCATCAACGGCAGCGAGGCGATCGTACCTGCCAGCAGGTTCACGCAGGCCCATGCCGCCGAGAGGTTCAGCACCGTCGTCTCGTTGACTGGCACGCCCGCGTCGATGTCGCCGACGCGGCTGCGTTGCTCAGTCAGCGACAACCTTTCACGCGTGTCGCCCTTGGCCCTGAACGGCCAGAGCGCCCGAAGCATCAAGCCGGCACCCCCAGGCTGGCGAGGTAGTCGTTCCATCCCGCCTCCTTCTTCTCGGCATACAGCGCGGCGCCGGTCGCCATCGCCAAGGTGACAAGGCCGTCGATCCGGCCCCGTGAGCGCTTCTTGTCGAAGGCCCGGTTGTTCTGCCCGTCGTGGTCCAGCGCCGCGTTCGCCGCGCACATGTAGGTCACAGGGGATGCGTCCACCGTGATGGCCTTGGTCAGGATCGCGTCCTCAAGCCGCTCCACCGAGCGAGGCATGCAGAGTTGTCGATCCTCGAACACGACCCGTTTGCCCTGGCCGTGCGCGATCAGCTTCAGGCCTTCGCCCTCCGGCTCGTCCGGCCCCTTCCAGCGCCACACCGGAAAGCCGATGTCGTCGCAGGCGTCGATAAAGTCCGCGATGCCGGCCGGGTCGAAGGCCAGGAACTGGACGTCGTGCTCGGCGACTAGCTGGGCGACTTCGGCGGCCGCGAAGGTCTTGTCGATCACCGCGCCCGGCACGGCTGTCAGATGGCCAGCCTCAACCCACTCTTCGTAGGGCGCGCCGTCTTCCTTGGCCCGATCCGCCAGTCCGTCCCGCGTCGTCCAGTACCAGGTCTTGGCGTAGAGCTTTCCGTCCTTCAGCCAGATCGCCGTAAGGGCGGTCAGGTCGTTCTTCTTCGACAGGTCCAGCGATAGCCAGCAGGGGCAGCCCCTGAAGTCGTCCGGGTTCACCTCGCCCTGGACCGCCGCCCAGGCCGCCTCATCGATCCAGAAGTCGACGGCGCCGGTCGGGATGCCGAAGTAGAGGCGCCGCACCGACATGGCCGTCGAAAGCCGCACCTTCGCCGTGTTCACCTCGCCGCGGATGTTCTCGACCGGGAAGGTGATGCCGAGAGCGGGCAGCGACTTCACCCACGCCGCCTCGTTGTCGAAGATCGTCTCCCGATCCGCCTTGTCGACCCGAGCGATGAACGCGAACGCCTCGTCGTCCTTGACGTCGCCCTTGAGCACCTTCTGAAAGAACTCGCTGTAGGCCGTGCCCACAATCTGCGTTGTCGCCGGGGTGTTGGTCCCCAGCAGCATCATGGCGTCGCCCGGCATTTTCGCGATGGCGCGCTGCCAGGTCTCGATCGAAGCGCCCGACTTGAACTCGTGGATCTCGTCGGCCAGCACCGCCGTCGGCCTGGGGCCCGAGATCGCCTCGCCGTTCGCCAGCGACTGAAACTTTGATCCGGTTTCCGGGTGCTCGATCTTCCAGGCGTTGTCGCCTTCGCCTCGGATAATCGCCTCGCCCCGGCTGACGAGACTGTCGGTTTCATCCTCCGGCGTGTCCGGGATGTTGGCCCGGCACATGGCCACGCCGTCCTTGAACAGCACGTTGGCCGTCGCCCGATCCTGCCCGATCGCATAGACCTCGGAGCGCTTCACCCCGTGCCAGCCCATCAGGTAGAGGCCGATGCCGGCCATCAGTGGCGACTTGGCCTGACCCTTTCCCGTCTCCAGCCAGGCTTGCCGGAACCGAAGCCGGCCGCTCTGCATCTTCCAGCCGAACAGCGACCCGACCGTGAACTGGTGCCAAGGCAGCAGCGTGAAGGGCTTGCCCTCCATCGCGCCCGCTGTGATCGACAGCACCGCCGGGAAGAAGCCCAGGGCTCGGGCCGCTGCGGCCTCGTCGAAGTAGAGGCCGCGCTTCGCCCCGTCCTTCAGGTCGCGAAGGTGACGCTCCGCGGCTTGTTGGGCCAGTTCCCCTGAAACGATCCGGCCGGCGACGACATCAGCAGCCCACCGGCTCGTCGGGTCACTTGGCGACTGTGAGATACGCGTCGGAGGCACGGGCGGTCCTCGCCTTCTTCTCGACCTTCGCGGCAGTGGCCCGGCGGCGCGGCGACAGGCCCAGCTCTGCTTCCAGACGCTCGGCGTCCGACCCGGCCTCCCGCATGGCTGTGAAATGCGGACTGATCCGTGCGATACTCCTGGGGTTGCCCCGCTTGGGCTTCGACACGGCCCCATGCTCGGCGACTTCACGCGAGCAACGATCGAAGATCACGTAGGCCAGAACCAGGCGCTGGATCGCGTGGCCGTTCGACGGCGACAGGATGCCCCTCTCGCGCATCTCCGCGGTGATCCGGCGCCAGTGTTCACCAGCGGCCTCGACCTCCAGGTCATCCGTCAGGAGCATGCGCCAGTGCGGCTCCGGCACGATGTCGCCCGTCCCCGGCACTACGTTCATGCAGCATCACCCCTACGGGGTGCCTCCAACTTTTATGTTTGAAAATCCATTTCGGTGCGAACGGACCTTGGCCGCCGGTGTCCGAGCGACGGGCTCCAGAGTTTCTGGTGCCCCCCCTCCCTAGAGTTCGACGGAGGCGGGCAGCAGGGACCCACGGTGCGCGACGAGAAACGCGTTAGCCTCGACAGGATCGTCGAACCATTTCCTGAGAACCGCACTGCCTTTGTGCTGTACGCGGGCTAGATACTGGCCCTTCTGGACGTCAAACCTCACGCCTCGGAAACCTGTCCGATTGCGCCCATGCGCCGACGTGTTCTGAGCGTTTTCGGCAGGAGTGACCCAGCGCAGGTTGGCTCTCCGATTGTCCATCTTGTCGCGATTGATGTGGTCTCGAACCAGTGCGGGATAGAAGTCTCCAGGCAAGACCACCTGATGCAGGTAGATGCGCTGACCCTTGGCCCGCCGGATCACATATCCGCCTTTATCGAGACGCCAGCGGTAACGGCTAAGGTGCGCCCAGCAGGCATCGACCAGTGCGGGCGCATTAGCGCCCACGACCGTGAGTTCGATCATGAGGGGATCTCCGTGCGGGAGCGCGTCTCAACTAGACATCAGGCGCGGTCAGGCGGGGTCGGGCCGGTTCCACGGATGGTTCGGGTCGAGGGGTCGCCCATCCAACCCGACCGGGCTGACCTGGCGCTGGCCGAACTGCTCTCTCGTCCTGATGGTGTGGCAGTCCGCGCAGAGGCAGCGGATGTTGTCGTCGGTGTCTGGGCCGTTCTGGCTCAGGGGGATGATGTGGTCGGGCACCGTCGAGGCGGTGATGATCCCTTTGGCCATGCAGTCCCTGCACAGGGGCTCGGCGGCGAGGCGGCGCTTGCGTTGCTCTACGCCTCTGCGGCCTCTTAGGCGCTGGGTGCCTTGGGAGGCGATGTGGTCAGGACGACGGGCCATCGGTCTGCGTCAGCCGGTGAGGTACGGCGATGTGGACCCTGGTGTCATCCTGTCCGACGACCTTGCCGATGCAGCGACCGGCGCAGTGAGCATGCAGCCCTCGGCGCGACGCTCGAACCGTGACGGGGCGATCCTCCGAGCGCATCTGCTCTGCCGACGACAGCATCCGCTCTGCCTCGGCAATGGCCTGGTCCAGCACCCTGTTAACCTCGGAGGCGTCGAGGCTGACGGTCAGCGTCTCGATTGGCCTAACCTCGGCGTCGGCGCGTAGGGCTTCAGCGACCTGTCTGCTCTTGGTGGCCTGGGCATCCAGCTCGGCAGCGCGCTCGAGCATCCCGTCAGCCTGTGCCTGGTACGATGCGGCCTCGGCTTCGAAAGCCTTCGCTTGGTTCAGCAGTAGGGTGCGGGTCTCTTCGCGCATAGGAAGGCGCTCCTGATGATCATGACGATGGTGCGTTGAGAAGGGCGCGATCCGGGGCGACACTCCCGACTCACTCGGAGATCGCCATGCCGCACGCTGAACCCAAGTTCATGTACGACTGCTTCCTGTGCCGGAAGCCGTTTGAGTTCGCGAACGGCGTCTACGATGGAAGGTCAATCAACCCTTGGGGCATCAGAGCCTGCCGCATCTGCACGTCATCCAACTGGGACGGGCTGGTGCCGGACCAGCACCCTCGGCTGATTGAGCACCTGAAGGCCAAAGGCATTCCGATTGAACTCAACGCGAGGGGCTGGCTGCCCATTCCCCCGATAGGCTCTTGAGAGCAGACGACAGGCCCGGCCGGGAACTCCCAACCCTAAGCCTGTCGTCCTCTCGCCCTTAAGGGAGGTTGGAGCCGTGTGGCACGGCGTCAAACTGCTGAAGGCTGGTTCTTCTAGGTCTGACGCATCTCGGCACCGGGTTCCGCCTCCAGACGGACCAACAGGCCAGAGAGATCATCTATGCAGACCCGGACGTGGTGACGAAGGTGTTCGCGATCCTCACTGGCGCCCGACGCAGCGATCTCTTCCCATCCCCGTTGGATCGACTCTCGGAGTGTGTCGATGGCCCTTTGTAGCTGCTCTGCCTCAGTCATAATGAAGAAGCTATCAGCGGGGCGGCGTTTGTCGAGATCAACTCTGATAAGAAAAACCCCGGCCACATGATGCTCCGGGGTCTCTCGGTCAGGATTTCGTGCCACCCTGACATATCGGAAGTTAGGACTATCCTCCTATTCGAGGGCCGTCAACCCCCTTCAAGGCCGGCTCGATTTCGCCTGTGCGCTCTCGACCAGCATGCCGTCGGACGCGAGCAGGTGGCCCAGCGTGAAGCCGCCTTCGCCGCGTTCGGCATCGAGGGAAGTCTCCCGCCACGTCCCCATCGTCCGGTTGTATTCGCGGCGGGCCAACTTGAACGCCGCCAGCATCGAAGCCGCACGGCCGTCGAGGTAGAGCATCACGGCATCGCTGATCAGGTCTTCGCGCACGTGATCCTCAAGACCGGGAGGGCAGAGCTTGCGGGCCTCGGCCCAGATCGGTTCGTAGAAGGGGACCGACCCTCGGGCAGGCGCGAGGGCCACACCGGTCAGGTTGCCCCGCGCAGGCGCCTGGGGAGCGGATGCCACGGCGGGTTTGGCGTTTCGGTTCAGCGTCCGTGTCGGGACGAGGTTCTCCGGCCTGATGTCCGATGGGTCGCCGTTGAGATAGGCGGCCTGGCGGGCGTTCAGCTCGGGCTTGAAAGCGGCCAGAACCAGACGGGACACCAGGGCGGTGTATCGGGAGCCGCTGCGAGACGGGTCCGAGAGAAGGACCTGATACCGGTTAGCCGGGTTGAGCACCTGAGCCATCAGGTCGCCTCGGCTGTTGGCGACCCGGCCCAGATTGGAAACCATGTAGGGCAGGCCGGGCACATCGCGCCATTCTTCACCCTGCCGAGGATCGACGGGGCCGCCCGAGGTGGATGAACCTTTGGGCCACGGGGCGGTCAGGCCAAGTCGCTGTTTGGTGCGGCCGACCGTGGTGCGCCTCACGCCCATGCTGCGGCTGATGCGGCCATTCGACCAGCCCGCATCCGACAGCGCCAACACGCAATCCTCCCGCGCTCGAAGCGCCAGAGCTGCGCCGCCCTTCTCATGCGGCAGGATCCTCAAGCCTAAATTGATCACCCGATCCGCGATCCCCATCCGTTCCAGCACTTCGACGGCTTCCTGGAGAGCCACCAGATCGCGCGCGTGCAACGGAAGCTGTTTGCCGCGTCGGCTTGCGGTCTTGCTGTCGAGGTCGATCCCAAGCTTCGCCATCCGTTTCTTGACGTAGGTGACGGTGTGCCCGGTTGTCCTCGCTGCCTCCTCCCAACTGGTGGCGAGCCGGAGGGCGGCGTCCTGCGCCTTCGTCCACGGCGTGTCCCTGCGGCTGACCGGACGGATGATCTCTTTGCTGCCCTCGACAAGGTTGGCCAGGCGAAGATCGGTCAGGTCGTCGTTCAGGTGCTTGGCCACGGCAGTCAGCGGAGCCTTGCGGAACGCATGCAGGACCAGCGTTGAAATGGGGACAGCGCGACGTCGTCCGCTTTCATCGGTGATCGATATCCGAACTCGCCCGCCATTGCGCCGCGATCCCTTCACCAGGCCAGCCCGTCCCCTAACCCGACCCAGCGAAGAGACCTGGATCCTGTACTCGGGCAGCGATCTCCAGGCTTCGCCCGGCAACGTCTCTCCGTGCTCAGGCTTGCGCGTCAGCCCCATCTTCATCTTGCGGTTGGTGATGATGCGAGGAAGGAAGCCCAGCGCCTGGGCGATCCTTTCGCCGGTCATTCCGGCCTGATCCAGCTCACGGATGCAGACATCCACGTCGGACCAGTCGTCGGGCCTGCCGCCCCTCAACGCCCGCTCGACGACCTCGACGGAAACCCCGGCGGCCAGAAGCAGACGCTTGGCCTCATCCGCAGCGCCGGGTGATGCCGGGACGACGTATTGCAGGACTGAACGGTCAGCCAGAACCTTGCCGGGCTTGAGGTTCGAAAGGGCGCAGTTGAACGGGTCGCCGTCGATATGGATGGCCCGAACCGTCAGGTGGTGGCCCTTGAAGACGTGCAAGACCAGGCTCGCGATCGTAAACATGCGGCGCGCCGTTGGGTCTGTGTCCGAGCCCCTATAGCGGACGCGATAGGTCCCTTTCTCCCGGGCCAGCTCCAGAACCCGGCCTGCAAGGTTCCGGACGCGCCCGCGGTCGGAGACCTCAAGACGCCAGCCAGGAACCTTGCGCCAGACCTCAGGCTCGACGAATGCGCTCATGGACCTGCACCACCTCGCCGCTGTCATCGACGATTTCGGTCCGCTCGATGATCACCGGGCCCCGGGCCGGCTTCGGGTCCGCCAAGACCAGGTCGCGGCGCACGGGAGCCTTGGGCTTGCGCATGGCCTGGCCGATCGCGCGCAGACCCGAGACCAGGATGT